AGCGTGATCCGCCGCTGCCTCGCCAACCCCCGCTAATGAGCTGGTCCCGACTGGCGCCTCACAAATGGGGCGCCTCTTTTTTGGTTTTTTCCTGTTTGTCACTTTGTTTGTCGGTCGCGGTCATGGGCAGATTGATTAATCTCGTCGGAAAGAAATTTGGCCGCTGGCGCGTGCGTGCACTGCATCCAGAGCGAAAGCGCTATGGCAAGGCAGACCACGCAGTCGCTGCTCTTTGGTACTGCGTTTGCGACTGCGACACCGAACGTCTCGTGTTCGGCTCCAATTTACGTAGAGGGTTGTCGCGCAGTTGCGGATGTCTGATCCGAGAGAAAACAAGAGCCCGCAGCACGAAGCACGGCCACGCCAAGCGCGGCAATCATACCAGTATCTACAATCGTTGGGTCAGCATGCGGCAGCGCTGCTTCAACCCGAACAATCGAGCGTATCCTGATTACGGCGGACGCGGCATTGGCCCCTGCGAGCATTGGGACAGTTTCGAAGGTTATTTTGCCGATGTGCTGGATCCGCCGCCCGGGCTGACCCTCGATCGCATCGATAACAACGGCCCCTATTCTCCTGAGAACTGCAGGTGGGCAACGCGCTCCGAGCAGGCGCAAAATCGTCGGCCTCCTAAGCAGCGGAAGCGTCGGCCCGCTAAGCTCGATGACATCCGCGCATATGCGGCTGCGCTAGCGCGAGTGAGGAGCCGATGAGCCGCGCATCACGTGACAAGGGCAACCGCACTGAGCGTGCCATCGTGCGCTTGCTTCAGGATCGCGGCTTTGCGGCCGAGCGTGTTCCGCTTTCCGGCGCGGCCCGCGGCCGCTTTGGCGGCGATGTCAGCGTGCCCGTTCTCGGTATCGATCGCCGGGTCGAAGTCAAGTGCCGCGGGAATGGATTCCGTGAACTCTATAAATGGCTCGATAACGCTGACATGCTGATCGTGCGCGCCGATCGGCGTGAACCTCTCCTCGTCATCCCGCTGAAACTCGCCGCCGAAATTGCTGCCTTTGCCGAGCGAGGGGGGTTCTGATGCGCGCCCCGCTTCGTCACGCCATCGTCACCCTACGTGCGGCCGGCTTTGAGGTGGACCGCATCTATCAAGCCGGTCGGCATACCGAGGTGCATTTCAACGGCGACGGCCTCGTTCGCGTTCACCGGGGTAATCGTGTGAACCCTGCGTTCGAGAGAAATCTGCGGACGATTATCCGGAAACATCTCAGGGCGGGGACATCATCATGAAAATCATCGATGCGGATACCCGTTTAAAAGAGCGATCCGGCGCCAAAATCCTGATCGTCGGTCCCTCCGGCGTCGGCAAGACGTCGCTGTTGCGTACCATGGCCTCGGCAATGCTGGCGTCAACCCTGTTCGTCGATATCGAGGCGGGGGACATCGCAGTCGCGGACCTGCCGATCGCCAGCGTGCGGCCGCGCACGTGGCAGGAATGCCGCGACGTCGCCTGTGTCCTGGGCGGCCCTAATCCGGCATTGCCCGCGAACGTCGCTTATTCCGAGGCGCACTACAACGAGGTGATGAAGAACCCCGAGCTCGCGCGGCTCGCGGCCTTCACGACCCTGTTCATCGACAGCATGACCGCGGCCGGCCGGCTCTGCTTCACCTGGGCCGAACAGCAGCCGGAGGCGTTTACCGACCGGGGACGCAAGGATCTGCGTGCGGTCTATGGGTTGCACGCCCGCGGCATGCTGGGCTGGTGTCACCAACTGCAGCAAGCGCGCGGACGCAATGTCGTATTCGTGGCCGTGCTCGAGAAGAATACCGACGAATTCAATATATCGACGTGGCAGCCCCAGCTCGAAGGCAACAAGACCGGACGCGAGTTGCCGGCCATCGTCGATGAAATCATCACGATGAACTGGATCAACTTCGGCGATGGCAAGCCGCCGGTGCGCGCATTCGTCTGCACGAACCCAAACTCCTTTGGCTTCCCGGCGAAAGACCGCTCTGGCCGGCTTGAGCAGATCGAGCCCCCGAGCCTCGGTCGGTTGATCGAGAAGCTCACCGGTCCCGGTCAGCGCAAACCCTTCGACGTTGTTTCACCCGAGCAATCCGCTCGCAGCTAGAGGAGGCACCCGATGCCGATCGACTATACCGATGCACCGCCACCGTCGTTTGAGTTAATTCCGGACCCCACAATCGCAGGCCTCTCCATTTATATCCGTGCCGGCGGTGTCGGCGAGGACGGCATGTGCAAGCGCAGCGCGAATGGTGACTGCGAGATGCTGGACATCGAGTTCACCCTTCTCGACGGAACCTACAAGGGGCGCAAGTTCTGGAACAACCTGCTCATCAGCGGCACGACCGACGGGCAGAAGAAAATGGCGCAGAGCAATATCGCCGTGCTCAAAGCCATTCTCGACAGCGTGCTTGGTCTCAAGCCCGATGATAAGAGCGCGGAGGCGCGCGCGGCTCGCACGGTCAGCCTCAAGTGGTTCCAGGGCAGGTGCTTCATAGGCAAGATCGGCACCGAGAAGGGCGGGCCGAACAAGAATAAGCCGGGCGAGAATTACCCGGACAAGAACGTCCTCATCGGTGTCATCACACCCGATAAGAACGAGTGGCATTCGATCGAGCAGCCGCCGCCATTCAACGGCGACGGAGCCGATGCTGTTGCGCCGACACCCTCCGCTTCTGCGGCGCCGATCGAGCGGCCGGGGTGGGCGCAGTGAGCAGGATCCGCAACCCGATCGGACAGGTCTCGCTGTCCGTCATCGAAGACCAGTGGCAGCGGGACGCCACCGCTGCCGCTATCGCGGCCGCGCGCGGGGTCGTCCACATGGACGGCCCCATTCCTCCCGGCACGCCGATCGGGCGACTCTCCGATACCGAGTGGGGATGGGTTCTCTGCGCGATGCTGTTCGCCTGGATCAGTAAGCGCGCCGAGCAGGCGACCGCCGAGCAGATCGACATCAAGCAGACCATCAGGATGACCGCCCTCGACCCGCAGCCATGGGACGCCGGCGCGGTGGCGGCGATTCTGCCCGAGCTCGCTGATGCCTGCTCCAGCCTCGATTGGTCGAAGCCGCTCACCCAGTGGTCGCGCGAGGACATCACCACGTTTCTGCTTAAGGCCATGCCGCTGATCCGCAAGGCGACGATCGCGCGCGATCTGAGCGACAAAGGTGTCTCAAGGAAATCGAACGCAAGCGTGATCGCGCGTCAGGTGAACGCTGCGGCTGGGGGACCTTTAATGACCGCAGATGAACTCAATGACGAGGTTCCTACGCTCTGAATGAAGGGACGCAACAGTGAACAACGAAATTTGGCGTGACATTCCCGGGTTCGAGGGCGCGTATCAAGTTAGTGATCTTGGTCGCGTACGAGGTCTAGGCCGCACGGTATATCACCAAGGAGGTCGCCGTTTCGTTTGCGAACGGATACTGCGCCCGGGGTCTACGCGCAGCGGACATTATCATGTTGTTCTGGGACGCGGAGGTAAGGGCGGTAAGCATATCATTGCGCGAGTTCATGCACTCGTCCTGCTGGCCTTTGTTGGCCCGCGCCCCCAGGAGTTGGAAATAAGGCACTTGAATGGAATTCCAACCGACAACCGTCTCATCAATCTCGAATACGCAACCAGGTCTCGCAATCGTCTAGACATAAAATGGCACGACGGGAACGCTCTTCGTCCTCTTACACCACAAGACGTTCTTCGAATTAAGCAACGACTTGATTTCGTCACAAATGCCGAATTGGCGCAGGAGTACAAAGTTTCCGCCTCTACCATCTCGGATATCAGGTGTGGGCGTACTCACAAAGATGTTGCTCTCGGCGAGTTCGATAACGGGGGCGACCTCTAATGATCAACCTGAACCGACAAACGCTTTCTCTCGAACCGATTAACGGCGCCATCAATGCTGCGATCGAGCGCGCGGCTGCGGCGACAGTCGAACTTCCGCGTCCGTATTTAGGCGCATCGATCATCGGGTACGAATGCGCGCGTCGCGTTCAATATACATGGTGGTGCAAGCCTGAGCTCCCGGCCAGAACGCGCGAAATTTTCGATCGTGGGCATTATTTCGAGCAGCGTGCGCGTCAGCATCTCATCGCGGCTGGTTTCAAGTTTGCACCAGCGGAGGCGCTTGCGTTCACCGCGGCAGATGGTGCGCTGCGCGGACACGCTGATGGCATCATCATTCACGGCCCCGACCTGCCGGGCGTCTATTTGATTTTCCCCTTGATTTGGGAATGCAAGGCCGTCAACGCCAAGAACTGGCGCGCACTGGAACGCGACGGCCTCGAAAAGACCTTCCCGCAATACGCCGCGCAAGTCTCGATCTATCTACCTCGACGTTGTTAACCCGGCGCTGTTCACCGCCGTGAACGCTGACACCTGCGAGTGGCTACATTTCCTCGTGCCATTCAGTGCCGAGCGCGCGCAGTTTTGGAGCGATCGCGCTGCCAATATCATCGCAGCGACGCGCGCCGGGGAGCTACTGCCGCGCGCCTATGACGATCCGAGCGATTGGCGCTGTCGTGTTTGTGGTCATCGTGAGCGGTGCTGGGGACTGAAATGAACGCGCCCGCCCGTGATCCGCTCGGCGACATCGTGCGCAAGCTGGTCGCATGTATCCGCATGCTTCCAGCAACGAGCCGGGCGATG